GGCTTCGGCGGCTCGACCACGACAGGCGCGGGCGGCGGCGGAGCCACGACGACCGGAGCGGGCGCAGGCGGCGCCACGACGGGAGCTGCGACGACGGGAGCGGGGTTGGGCTGGACGTTGTCCATGTGCGTCGATTCTCGCACGGCGTCGGTGTCAAGCGCAATCACTGTCGCGCCGCATCCCGCAGGCCGTCTGCGATCTCCCGCGCGCGCCGCGCGATCGGCGCAGCGAGACAGGGCAGGTGGTAGGTGTCGCCGCCGGTGACGCGCACGCGCGCGCCGACGAGGGTGATCTGGTAGGCGCGGGCGCCGTCGCCGCCGCCGCGGGTTGGAGCGAGCTCGATCACTGCGCCGGGCACGGCGTAGCGCAGGAGGTCGAGCGCGTCGTCATGGGTGCGGAGCCACGTTGGGGTCATGCGTTCTCTCTCGTCACTCGCGTCGCTGCTGTCGAGACCTGCTTCAGCAGCAGGCCGCTGTCGACGCCGATGCGGCTGTGGCCCTTGCGGCGGATGGTGGAGGGCTTGAGCTTGCGCAGGCGGCTCCGCACGTCGCCACCGCTCGTCGCGAGGCGCGTCGCGAGGCGGTCGCGGTACGCCTCGGCTGCGGCCTTCCACGGCGCGCTCACCGGCGCCTTGCCCGCAGCGACCTTGCGGAGGGCGTCGACGAAGGCGTCGTTGACCTCGGCCTTCATGACGTTGGTCACCTCACGGAAGTCTCTGCCTCCGCGCTCGAGCCAACGGAGCTTCTGCAGCGCGTCGTTGGGGAGGACGATGGCTGCGCCAGGGACGCGCCCGATCGCGGCCATGGCGAGTGCCGCAGCCTTGTCGATCTCGCGGAGACGAGTGAGACCTCTGATCGGGACGACGGCCATGGATCACTCCTCGGCTGGCGGCGGCGGCGGCTGCGAGGGCCTGCCCTCGCGCTCCTGCTCGGACTCTGCGTACTCCGTCTCGATCTGCGCGACGACCTTCGCAAGCGTCTCGTCGTCCAGCGCGAGCGCGGCACTGATCGCCTGCCGGATCGCGAGCACCGTTCCGGTCGCGCCGATGCGGTCGCCGACCTGCGTGAGCAGCAGCGTCGCCTTCGCAAGCGCCTCGGCGGGGTCGTCGGCCACGAACCGCTTCGGGTAGCTGAGCGTCACGGTGATGCGGTCGAGGTCGACACCGAGCAGATCGGCCACCAGCGACAGCGCCTTGCGTTCGTACGCTTCGAGATCCTGCGCGAACTGCCGAGCGCGCGCCTCGAAGTCCCGCGAACGCACCCGCAGCGCCTCGCCGCTCTGCGTCTGCGCGCTCTGGTCGGCCTGCACCTCGAGGCCAGCGGTCCGGTAGGCGAGCGCGATCAAAAACAGGCAGTGCGTGCGCAGGTCGGTGAGCGAGTCCGGCGGGAACGTCACCCACTGCGGGCTACCGGCACCCTCGGGCGCGGGGAGCGCAGTGCCGGGGCCGACGCGCAGGTCAACCTCGGGCTCGATGCCACCCCGCGCCGTCGTCGGCACCGACAGGAACGGGGGCGCGCGGCGCTGCGTGTCCTCGACCTGCGAGAGCAACTGGTACACCTGTCGCCCGATCGCCGCCGGGGTCGCCGCGAGCGAGCGGCCCGAGGGCACGCGCGAGAGCGGGTCGCGACGGTGCGCCGCGAACACCACCGGCACGCGACCCGGCGTGGCGTTGGGACCGCTGGACACCGGCTGGCCGAGCACAGCCTCGCCGACGCCCTGCGACGTGCCAAGGCTGGCGACGTGGCGCTCCCAGCCCTCGCGGGTGTAGCGCCAGATGGTGACGATCTGCGTCTGGCGCGTCTCGTCGACCACCGCGTCGTCCGCGTACGCGAACTCGCTCAGCCCGTCGTCGTCGTAGCGCGCCCATGCCCACGCGGTCGGCGGGATGACCCGCGCGCGCACGCTGACCTTCGCAGCGATCTCCTCTTCGCGGGTCGTCGCGGCGTTGCGGCGCGGCGGCTCGATCACGACGGCGCAGGCGCCGTGCACCGCGATCTGCCGCGCCACGTTGCTGACGTGCTCGGGCCACCGGCATCCCTCGCCGTCGAGATCCTGCACGTAGGGGCCGAGGTCGCTGAGGTCGCGCGACACGCCAGGCGCAACCGCGTCGGCGTAGGCGTCGACCACCGGCTCCGTCAGGTTCGCGTAGAACGCGAGGTGCCGACGGCGTCGGAAATCCGCCGGTTGCTCGCCCTGCCACGGGACGAGGTAGGTTCGCTCGGTGCCGCGTGGCACCTCGACGGCGACCTCTCGACCGCTCTCGGTGCGGCGCAGTTCGTAACCGTAGAGGCGCGCGGTGCCCAGCGTCGGTGAGCTCGGGTGCTCCCAGTGCCAGCCGCCGCGGTAGGCGTCGCTCAAGAACGCGTGCCAGCCACGAGCCTCATCGAAGGTATGCCTGTCATCCACGGTGCAGCTCCATCACGCCGTATCGAAGGGCGTCCATCGCGTCGTCGTTGATCTTGTCCACGTCCTCCGTGAACCCGCCATCGCGACCACGACGCCGCGAGTAGCTCTCGAACTCGCCGATCGTATGCGCGCAGGCGTCCGAGATCCACAGCGCGCTGCGCCCGAGCACAGGGCCGCTCTGCACGCGCTCGACGGTCCACTCAAGCAGGGCGCTGACGCGCCGCAGGCCCTCGCCCACGTCGTTGCGCGCTTCGTACGTTCGCGCAGCGCCGCGCAGGTAGCGCCCGACGCTCTCGATGTGTCCCGGCTGCGACGGGTCGCAGAACACCCGCGTCGCGCGGTAGCGCCGACACAGGTCCGCAATGATCGGGAGCCACCCGTCGCTTGTCGCCGCGACGACCTTCCCGCGGTGCACCTCTTCGTGCAGCAGGTAGAGGTCCGCTCCGTCGGTGGCGAGCACCAGCGCGACGCCGGGGTGCGTCCAGCCCCAGTCGACAGCGACGATCACGTCAGCCCAACTGCGCCCCGCGAGGTCGCCCGCGCGGCGCACGTGCACGTCGCGCGAGAAGCTCTCGTAGACCTGCCCCTCGACGCTGCCGAACTCGGCATCAAGCCACTGGCGGCACCAAGCCTTCGTGGCGCCGGGGCGCGAGCGGAGCGACGCCTCGAAGTCCGACGGCAGGTGCGGGTTGTCACGGGTGCGCGCGCGCACGACGCGGCGCCTGCCGTCGGTCCACGACAGCGCGTCGCCGGTGCGTCCCTCGCCGGGGCCGGTCCCGAAGTCCAACGCCGTCCAATGGCCCCGCGTCTGCGGCGGGCCGATCACGAGCTGCCGACGCTGGCGCCCCGGATGTCCTCGACGCAGACGCGCCGCGAGCACGCGGATGGGGTCGTGCGACCGCTCGCGCGTCGCCTCGTCGAACACCAGCCACGCCGCGTTCATCCCCTCGAGGCTCTCGGTCGCGACGGTCGAGCGCAGCCAGATGCGCGACTCGCCAGCAGGCGTCGGGATCGCGAGGTACGCGCCGAACAAAGGGTCGCGGCTGAACCGCCAGCAGGCGCGCGGGATGTTGCGCTCCCACTCCGTGAACCAGCTCTGGAACAACAGCGGGAACGTCGGCGCGGCGACGATGCCAGCGAAGCCGGGGTGCGTCTGCGTCGCGAGCGAGAACGCCTCCCAAACGGCCAGCGTTGTCTTGCCGGTGCCGTAGCCGCACGCGGCCCACACCTCGGCCTCAGGCGCGTCGTGGATGGCCTGCTGCCGTTCGTGCGGGGCGTAGGTGACCACCACGCGGTCGAGCGGCTGCGCGGCGGCGATCACGTCGCCTCGCGCGGGCGCACCAGCGACGCGGGCAGCTCGATCACGACGGTCGGCGTCTGCTGCCCCGCAGCGGCCTTGTCGGCCTCGGCCTTGGCAATGTCAGCCTCCCACCGCGCGCGCCGCGCGTCGTGCCGCGCCTTCGGGTCGCCGCGGCGGTGGTCGAGCTGCCACGCGGCGGCGCGCCAGTCTTTCTGCGCCGCCTTCGAGACGGTCGCCGCAAGGCCGACGTTGGCGGCGGCGTACGCCTCGCGCGCCCGCTCGACGAGCTCGCGCACGTCGTCGTTCGTGCACGCCCCCTCGCGCACGCTCTTCGACCAGTCCATCCATGTGCGCCAGGGGATGCCCGCGCTCTCCGCGGCGTCGCGGTAGAGCGCGCCAGCGCGCAGGGCGTTCAGCAGCCGGTCGCGCTTCTCGCGCGTGATGGCGTGCGCGCGACCCATCAGGCGATGAGCCGCGGCGTCAGACCTCGACCGGCGAGGCGCTCAAGCGTCACCGCAACAAAGCGCGGGTCAATCTCGATGCCAACGCAGACGCGACCACACTGCTCCGCTGCCATGAGGATCGTTCCCGAACCGCTGAACGGGTCGCACACTACGGGCGCGTCCATCATCCACAGGATCTCATGCGCCCACTCAACCGCCTTGCTGTGACCGTGCTCGTTCTCGCCGCATTTGTACGGGCCTCGCACGCTAGGAAAATAATCACCGTTGCCGAACCTGCCGCGCGCGTTGCGACGGTGGAAAACGTGATCGGCGCCCGTCGTGATGAAGGCGTTTTGCCAGTGCATCACGAATGGCCCCGGCCATCGCGGCATGGAGCGCGGCATCGTGCGCAGCGAGACGACCTCGTACCAGAAGCGCACGCCCTCAACGCTGGCGATGCGAGCGTACTGCGGGCCACAGCCAGAGATGACCGCAGCGGGAGCGATGGCGAAACACACCGCCACCTGTTTCGCCGCGTCCCAGTCGTACGGCGGGTCAGTGAACACGACAGCAGGGCTGAGACCCGATAGCGCCCTCGCTCTGTCGTCTGCGCTGGTGGCATCCCCGCACAGGAGCCGGTGGACGCCGCCGTGTTGCGACGGGATCTCCCAGAGCTGCCCCGTGGCGGTTTGCCACTTCTCGCGCAGTTCCTCGGCGCGGTCGACGGGAGCCTCGTCCTCCTCGACCTCGGGTCGCTCTCCGGGCGCGTCGCCGTCGGCGTTGCCCTGCGCCAGCACGGCATCCCCCGCGGCCTTCACGAGCGCATCCAGCGCCTCGCCGCCGAAGCCCATGTCGGCCATCACGGCGGCGTCGCGGCCGAACTGCGCGGCCATCGCGACGATCGCCTCCGCTGAGTCGGTGCCCTGCAGGCCGCGGGCGTTGTCCGCGAGCGTCATGGCGTCGGCCTCGGCGTCGGACACGTCGACGACGCGCACGGGCACGCAGCCGGGCGGACCGCCGAACGAGTGCTCGGCGCCGCCGCGCATCTCGCCGTCGACCTCGAGGCCCTGCAGGATGAGCTTCGCGGCCTCGAGGCGCCCGTGCCCGCCGATGATGCGGCGCCCTCGGGCCTGAGCGACGATGGGCGCGCCCCAGGCGGTGCGGAGGATGGTGCGGGCGAGATGCGCGACCTCGCTCCCGTGCAGGCGCGGGTTGCGCGGGTTGGGTCGCAGGTCGGCGACGGGGAGCCAGACGGCTGCTGTCGCGTTAGGTGCGGGTTTACCGCCCATCGAGTCTGATCGCTCCGTGCGGGATGCGCCCCCGCTGTGCGTCTCTGACCTCGTCGAGCGAGCGGCAGAGGCAGACCGCGCGCCCGACGACGATGCGGACGGCCTCACCGCGCGCGAGCGTGGCGCGGGCCTCATCGAGTTCGGCGCGGTCGAGTGTGGAGAGCTGGTCGCGCATCGCAGCGAGTCTCGCAGAAACACGAACGCCCGCGCAAGACCGCGGGCGAGCGTGTGGCCGGGGGAGAGACGACCTGCGGAAGAGTGTGCAGCGCGGCGAGGCGAAGATCAACTGCTACGCTGCTACACCACTGCTACGGGCGCTGCTACGCGACGAAACGCTTCAAAACAAGGCTGCTACGCTGCTACACTCCATCTCTTATAGAGAGAGATATATATATATTTTATCAAGAGCGCGCGCGAGAGTCGGGCCCCTATTGGGAGGTGGGCGCGTAGCGGGTAGCGGCGTAGCAGTCAGGGGCGATGGCGCCACGCGCCGTCGGCGGTCTGGCAGTCCCAAACCCGCGTATTCCGGCCGTCTACGCGCAGGACGCGGGTGACGTAGCCGAGTCGGCGCAGGATGGTGGAGACGCGCGCCGACTCCCTGGGGGTGATGCGGTCGAGGTCGACGCGTAGCGCCGAGGTCAGCACACGTTGTGTGGTGATGTCGCGCGACTCCGCACCTGTCAGACCTTCGAGCCACGTCGCGACGGTGTCCTCCCACGCGTCGGCGACGCGATGGGCCTCGGTGGCCTCGGCGCGCGCGACCTCGGCCTCGGCGACGAGCCACCAGCCCTCGCGGGCGTCGAGAGCGGCGAGCGCCTCGGCCCAGAGCTGGTCGCGGTCGCGGGCGAGCGCCTCGGTGTCGACGCGCGCCACGCGGACGACCCAGAAGCGCCGGTCGCCGGTCGAGTCGGTGAGGAACTGCGCCTCGTTGGTGGTGCCGACGATGACGTTGTGGCGAGGCACCGACTCGACGACGCGCCCGTACGGCTGGCGGTACGTGTCCACCTGCGACGACACGAAGGCTTTGACGCGGCCGGCGTGCGCGCGCGAGGTGACGTGCTCGAGCTCGCCGAGCTCGTAGATCCACGCGGCGTTGATCTGGAGCATCGCGTCTTTCGACTCGATGTCGACGGCGCTGTCGCTAAACCACTCGCCGCCGAGCACGCGGAAGAACGAACTCTTCCCGACGCCCTGCGCGCCGACGAGGACGAGTGACGTATCGACCTTGCAGCCAGGCTGCATGGCGCGGGCGACGGCGCTGACGAACCACGACCGGACCATCGTGACGTTGATGGGCGTGGCGTCTGCTCCGAGCACGTCCGCGGCGACGCGATCGAGGCGCTCGGTGCCGTCCCACTTGAGCGAGCGCAGGTACTGCTGGACGGGGTGGTAGCGCCGCTCGGATGCGACGAGGCCGAGGGCAGAGACCACCGACTCCGCGGAGGGCGCGAAGCCCCATCGTCGCTCGATCTGCTCGCGGACCTGCGCGAATCGCGCGTCGGTGACGCGCTCGCCTCCGAGCTCTGGCGCGCGGGTCATCTCGTTGAGTCGCAGCGTCGCGTAATCACGCGAGTTTCGGATGATCGTGACCACGTTGAGGAACGTGTTGCGGACGCCGCCCTTGGGGTTGCAGACGAGCTGTTCGTGCCAAGATGTGTCCTCCTGCTCGACGGCGGGCTGTCCGTCTGGCGTGGGGTCGGGATTGGGCCTGGGCGGCGCGTTGGGCTCGTAGCGCGCGGCGCTCGCAGCGATGGACTTGACCTCGGCCGGGTCGAGCGGCGGCGCGCAGCGGCGCTCGTTGAAGGCGAGGAGCGCGGCGAGGATCTCGGCCTCGTCCCATCCGGTTGCGCGCATGGAGCAGGCGCGCTTGAACAGCGTCTCGTTGCGCGACCCTTCGACGACGGCCTCTCCGTCGCTGCCTCCGCGGAGCACGCGCAGTTTGGGTCGCCGCGCGATGGCGTCGAGCCACGCGCGAGGGATCTCGGCCACGTCCACCTCGTCGGGCCGCGAGGACAGCTCCCAGCCGTACGTGCCGCCCGAGACGTGCGACGACGGCGCGGCGACGACGTAGCCGTTCTCGCCGCGCACGTCGATGCCAGGCGCGAGGACGCCTGCGGAGTTGCGCACCTCGACGCCCTTCGGGACGGTGAGGTAGATGTGTCGGCCCTTGGAGCCGGTGAGCGCCTCGACGGTGTCTGGGAGCTTGCCGAGGCGCTCGCGGAGCTCGTCGAAGCTCTCGTCGCCGCCGTGGCGCGGGTCGATGTCGATGACCACGAGCCCGCCGCCGGTGGCGACTCCGATGTTGGCGTCGGGCCACTGCGTCCACCACGCGCGGATCTGCTCGGCGTCTGTGCTGGCGTCGAGGCATCCGCGCGCCGTGCGGGGGTGCTTTCCGGGCTTCGTGCCAGTGCAGGCGGGCGAGCCGCAGGTGCAGCCGCTGGCGTCGACGGAGTGCAGGGGGAAGACCCGCCATCCGAACTGCGTCGCGTAGGCGACGGCTGCGCGGCCGAGCCGCGAGAGCTTGGGCGCGGTCACCGTCACTTGGCCGCCTCACGAGACGGAGCGAGGTGCTCGCGGATGAGCTTGCGCACGACCGCTGCCCATGAGGTACCGACGCGATCTGCTTCGGCGGCGAGAAGGTTGCGGTCGAGGTCTTCGAGCAGGATGGGAGTCTGACGCTTCAGCTTCATGCGCCAGATAATACCACAATCGTATCGCGCGTGGCTAC